GCACGTGGTCAAGCAACTGATAGTTCATTAATAACATATCCACAACTGGTGAAAAATAGCGGAAGAGTCATGTATCTTGAAAATGTAGCGCCAATTAATAAAACACCAGATTCACAAGAACAAATTAAACTAGTTCTAAAGTTCTAGAGGATTAAATGACACTTCAAATAGATCTTTCCCGTAAGCCATATTTCGATGATTTTGACGATGAAAAGAACTTTTATAGAGTTCTCTATCGTCCGTCCACAGCTGTTCAGACTAGAGAATTAAATCAAACCCAGAGTATTCTTCAAGACCAACTTGATAAGTTTGGTCGTTCCATTTATAAAGATGGATCAGTGGTCGAGGGATGCTCATTCACATTTGATAATAATTACTTTTATGTCAAAATTGAAGATAGATTCACCAATGGTTCTGTTATCGAATCAATCACTGATTTGGTAGGATCTTATATTCGTTCTGGAAATAGCACTAGCTATCTGGAATCAATTATAGTAAATGCAGTACCAGGGCTGGAAGCTTTAAGTCCAAACTATAACACTCTTTACCTAAAGTATCTAAATTCCTATACATATTCAAATGGTTCCATAAAGTCTGAATATTCAAATAGTGATATCCTACAAATATTTTCGTCTGCAAATGCAGCAATTGCAAATGTTACAGTAGCAAATACTGTTAATTCAACTGGTCGTGGCTATGCTATGACAACCTCTGAAGGTGTAATCTTCAAGAATGGATTCTTTGTCAGAGTAGCACCACAAACTTTAGTCGTTTCAAAATATAATAATATCCCTACAGATGTTTCAGTTGGCTTTGATCTTGAAGAAGATATTATTACAGCAGAAACTGATCCAACACTAGTTGATAATGCCGCTGGGTCACCAAACGAAGATGCACCAGGTGCACATCGTTTAAAGCTCGTTCCATATCTTTCAACTCGTTCCTCATCTGATATTACAAACACCGCAACATTCTTCTCTCTGGTGGACTTCAAGAATGGCCTTCCGGTCACAATTCGTACAGATCCACAATATTCCGCATTGGGCAAGGAACTAGCCAGAAGAACATATGAAACAAATGGTGACTATGTTATCAATCCATTTATTCTCACAGTAGAGAATAAAAGCTCTACCGATGCCAATAATGCGTCATATCTAAATCTAGTAAGTTCACCTGGTATCGGATACGTAAAAGGTAATAGAGTAGAATTCCTCAATAAGAATGTAACTGATCTAAGAAAAGGTCTGGATACATCTACAATTGCAGCACAACAAATCACTGCAAACTTTGGATACTACGTCAACGTCGACGAATATTGTGGTGATTTCAATAATGATCTAATTGATCAAGTTGAATTGCACTCAATTGCAAAGACCGCAATCACAAACAGAACTTTCTTGAGCACTGGTTATTCTTCTACTTCAAAGATCGGTACCGCATTTGTCCGTGGTTTTGCTTACGATGACGGTACTCCTGGAACACCACGTGGTAAATATAGACTGTATCTATTCAATATCAATATGAATTCCGGTTTTAATTTTGCTGATGTAAGAAGCATTATCAGATATAATTCTGGCGTCAAGGCGGTAGCAGACTTGGTTCTAGACTATAACGGAACTTTACAGGCTTATACTGCAACTATTCAAGATAATGCAAATGAAATTATGATCCATCCTTTTGGACAAAAGGCCATTAAAGCTGATGGATTTGCAAACGTTCAGTACATCTATAGAAATAGTTCCAATCAGCAGTTCAATACTTCCGGTAGCATGACAATTTCTGTGACAGCAGCAGGGACAGGTTCTGAGAATTTCTACTATCAAGGAACTCTTTCTTCAGTTGCAGAAGAATCATTTGTTATTATTCCAACACAGACTAGAGTTTCAAGTTCTAGTTTAGTTGGAAATGTTAATATATCATCTACAAGTACAAGTGTTGTCGGTAATGGTACCATATTTACAACAGACTTTGTTGTGGGCGAATATATCAATGCCAATACCGAAACAAGAAGAATTAATTCAATTGTCAATAATACTTTGATAATTGTCGACTCTGCCTTCTCTGCTACCGGTACTGGCAAAGCTTACTATAAAGAATTCCCTGCTGGTGTGCCAATTAACTTTGGAACTAACGGAAGAACAATTACTATTTCTGGTAATTCTGCCACATTAAATTTAAACCACAGTATTAATGCCACAATGCAGTGTACTGTATATTACGATGTCAAAAGATCAGAAACAAAACCAGTCGGTAAAGTAATCCAAAGAGATACTCATATTGCTATCTATACCGGTAATAATGCCGGTGGCACTACTGGTCCATGGTGCTTGGGAATTCCAGACGTATTCAAATTAAAACATGTTTACGTTGGAACTACAAAGGCAAATACAAATCCAGACATGCTTATTGACTTCAATCTGGATAATGGTCAACGTGATTCATACTATGGTCTATCATATCTTTCATCAAAGAAACCACTGGCTAATAACCAATGGCTACTAGTTGTTGTTGATAACTTCACACTAGATATCACACAAGGTAAAGGCTTCTTCACAGCAAATTCATATCCTATTGATGATGCCAATACTGCAAATACACAGGCAATCACAACAGCACAGATTCCACAATATAGTTCTATTGTGACTGGTAAGACATATGATCTAAGAGACTCACTAGATTTTAGACCATATGCTACAAACACCGCAGTTGCAAATGCTACTTCAAATACTGCCGCAACTGTAAATCCTGCAACCGCAGCCGCAACTGTATTTGCTGTAGATCCTGTAAATGGTTCTTATCTCCCTTCACCAGATTTACCTTATCAGTCAACAATTCAATATTACCTACCGAGAAAGGATAGAGTAAGCCTTACAATTGGTGGTGATATTCTAGTGACAGAAGGCATTTCTGCTCAAAGGCCAATTGCACCACTTGAAGTGCCTGATACTATGACTATTGGTATCATCGATATTCCTGCTTATCCTACTTTAACTCCAAGTGATGCTGCAAGTGCTGGTCGCTATGATTACTCAGTTCAGTCCTCTATTCAACAGATCAAGCGCTACACAATGGGTGATATTGGAAAGCTTGCCAATAGAATCGACCGTCTAGAATACTATACATCACTTTCTCTAGTCGAGCAAGGTGCAGGTTCACTTCTTGTAAGATCAAGCACAACTGGTCTAAACCGTTTCAAGAATGGTATTCTTGTTGATCCATTCAAGGATCATACAATCGGCAATACTAATAACCCACTCTATAGAGTTGCTATTGATTCCACCAGAGGTGAAGCAAGACCATTATTCTCTCAAGGTTTCATCAATCTATATTATGATGATTCACAATCAACCAATACCACAAAGACTGGTGATATTATCACACTTGATTACACTTCAGTTGTAAATCAAAGCCAGAATTTTGCTTCTAAGTCATTGAATCCTGCTCTAGGGAATCAATATCATTTCAGCGGCACTATGACTCTGGATCCTCCAGGAGCTATCAGTGTTGACGTTACAAAGGCACCCGATGTTATTGGTGATCTAGATCTTTCTGCAAACTGGGTAAATATGCAGAGATATATCTCTGCGGTTTATGGATCACAATGGAGCAACTGGACAAATACTCTAACTCCTGCTCAACAAAGTGCTCTTACATCCTCTGCATTCTCTAATCAAGTAGTGACCACAAATGTTCAACAATCCCAGAACTTTGGTCGTGATCTTCAGGTTCAGAATACTCAGAGTCTAGTGACAAATGGAAATTATGTCACAAATGTAAGCACACTACCATATATTCAAGCAACTTCAGTATTCTTTACTGCAAGAGGTATGAAGCCAAGAACAACGCTTTATGCATACTTTAATAATATTCCTGTCATAAAATATTGCTATCCGTTGACTGTGTATACTGGTACTGTCACTACTTCTGGTGGACACAAGAAAACCGACGATGGCCGCTTTGTCTTTACTGACAAGAATTTTGTGAATTATGCTTATAATAGTCTATTTGGCTATACATATCCTGCTGGTGGTTCACTACAAGCAGATGATAACGGAAATGTCTATGGTATCTTCTTCATCCCTGATGCCACATTCAGAACCGGTGAACTTGAGTTTATTTTAACTGATGTTTCAAATCTTGCTAATATTACTGAATCGACTACTCTATCACGTGATACATTCTTTGCAACAAATCTATTTGTGCAGACTGCATCAAATAGTCAAATTAGAAACCCAACAATAAATACATCAGAACAAACAAATCAAAATTCACTAAATCAGAATACTAATACACCACCATCAAATGATCCAGTGTCTACCACACCCCCGCCACAATATATCAGTGACTATTCAGGTAATGATGGTGGGTGGGTAACAATTGAAATACCTAAAGGAGAAGGGGGTGAAAATGTAAGTGTATATACCGGTGCTGGGGGTGGATATGCAACTTATTCTATATACTCAAATTATAATGGCAACCAAGATTTAAGCTCTTATCAAGGTGGCGCTAATTCATGATAACTTACAATAAGGGTCTATAAACTAAATGAATCCTATAGCTCAAACTTTTATAGTATCCGAGCCTGAAAATGGCGTTGATGCAGTATTTGTCACAGCAATTGATCTTTTCTTTAGAAGAAAATCATCAACCTATGGCATTGAACTTCAAATAAGAGAAACACAAAATGGAGTACCTACAAAAAAAGTACTCCCTTATGCGTCAAAGATATTGCAACCTAGTCAGATCAATATTTCTGAAACTGCTGCATCTGCCACCAAGTTTACATTTGATACACCTGTAGTATTGAGAACAAACGTTCAGTACGCAATTACAGTCTCACCAATCGGTGGTGATCCAAATTATGATATCTGGATTGCAGAACTTGGTGCAAATGACGTTGCAAATCCAACTGTGCCCATTTATAAAAACAACCAACTTGGGTCATTGTTTGTTTC